AGGAACTTGCCGAAATGGTTGTTGAAGCATCTGCCCTGACTGACCCAACTCGTGTAACGGGTAGTCAGTATTTCACAGTAAGGCAGATTGCCACTAACTAAGTTTGACCTTAGTATCAAATATCTTGGGGGGGTTGCAATTCCCCCCTTGTTTTAAATCACAACGAGACTGAGACCATGTTAAAAGATATTGTTATTCAGACTGAAAAAATCAGTCTGTCAGGGGGGCAATCGTTTGAAGTACAGGGTTTAACCCTGACAAATTTAGGAAATTTAATCGCAGAATACAAAGAACCATTAGAAGCATTGATGGACGCAAAGTTAGACCTAAGCAATGTTGCGGAACAATACCCTGAATTTATGGCTAAGGTTGTTGCTCTTTCTGCGAAGGAACCCGATCAATGGGAAAAAATTGCATCAATGCCTTTCCCTACTCAACTTCTTGCTTTTGAAAAATGTTGGGATTTGACTATACCGGATTATGATGCGCTAAAAAAGTTGATAGAAAGGATACAAGGACTCATCCCGAAATTACAGGGAAGCAAGGTCTTAGAGTAAAGACCAAGAAACAGAAAGACGCTGAAGATGCTGTAAAAGTTTTTGATTGGAAAATATATTATGCAGAAGTGGGTGAGTATCTTCTAGCTCACGGACATCCAAATGCATTAAGTTATACCTTACGTCAAGCAATTACCCTTTTCTTTTTTGCTAACAAAAGAATTAGGGGGGAGAGTCTAGCCCAAATGAATCTAATGCGCGTTGCTTATCATGCAGATGATAAGAACTATAAAAAATCCGTGAAATTATTAGGGTAAAGTAATGGCTTCCAGACTTCAAATTATTATTGATGCCCAGAATTTAGCCACTAAAGAACTGAAAAAAGTTCAAAAGGATTTAGCTAAACTTAATAAAGAGGTACAAAAATTCCAAGGTGGTAAGCCCGGCTCTGGGGGAACTGCTCTTGCCGCAGGTTTTAATAAAGCTTCAAAAGCAGGAAGTGCGCTCACTGGTGTTCTTATAACTCTGGGTGGTATCACTCTATTTCTTGGGGCAATTAAACAGATAGCCCAATTCGAACAGGCTATGCAGAATGTTCGTGCTGTTATTTCTGGTATCACAGAAGATGAATTCCAAGCATTAAATGCTGAGGCCCGAAGGTTGGGTGCAACCACTGTATTTAGTGCGACTGAAGCAGCGGGGGGTTTAGAGTTCTTAGCCCGTGCGGGTTTTGATGCCAATGAATCAATAGCTGCCCTTGAAGGCACATTGAATCTTGCGGCTGCGGGTGGTCTTGGTTTAGCTGAAGCTGCTGACATTGCTTCAAATGTACTCTCTGGTTTTGCTTTAGACACTTCTGAAGCAGGAAGAGTTGCGGATGTTTTAGCGGCTGCTGCTGCAAACTCTAATACCAGTGTTCTACAATTGGGTCAAGCCCTACAATTTGTTGCCCCTGTTGCTGCTGCCTTTGGGGTGACGCTTGAAGATACTTCTGCGGCTCTTGGTATTTTGGGTAATGCGGGTTTGCAAGCATCTACTGCGGGTACTGGATTGCGGAGAGTTCTTGCAGTGTTGGGAACTCGTGCTGATAAAACTACTGCATTGCTTACCAAGTTGGGATTGACATTTGATGATGTTAATCCACAAACCAATTCCCTTGCTGAGATTATTGAAACCCTTTCAGCCACTACTTTAACTGCGGGGGATGCTCTACAAGTATTTGGTCAAAGGGGTGCTCCTGCAATTCTGGCTATTGTATCTCAGAATAAAGACCTGCAAGAATTGAATGTTATTTTAGCATCTGCCCAAGAAGCTTTTGATGGGGCGGGTGAAGCAGCTAGACAAGCAGGGATACGATCTAATTCTTTGATTGGGGAATTGAAAGGTCTGACATCTGCATTTACAGAATTACTTTTACAATCGGGTGACAGTGGGGTTCTTGGTGCATTTCGGAGACTCACTGTAATTATAACGGGAGTGATTCGAACCTTTGCAGGACTGCAAGACCCCCTTGATAAAGATGCAGTTCTATTCAGAACAATAGCGGATGCTGTTGAATCCCTACGATTTATTTTGATTGCATTGGTAGCAGTCAAGGTACTTGGTTTTCTTGGTGGTCTCGTTGCCAGTCTTGCGGGTGTACGAACTGCATTTATAACTGCACGGGCAGGGGTGGTTGGACTCAGGGGGGCATTGATTGGGCTTAGAGCAGTTGCCCTTTTAGCCCTTGGCCCGTTAGGTTGGATTATTGGAATTGGCTTAGCCCTTGCTGCTTTTGTTGCTACTGATGCAAAAGATACTGTTGATATTTTAAAGGAGATTGAACAAGCAATACGGGATGTCGATGAAACTGTAGAAGGATTTAGGGCGGCTGATATTCAAGTACGGACTATCCAAGCTGAACAGAGATTAGAAGCCCTCAGAGAAGTGGCTCAAGCTGCGGGTGATGCAATTGGTGAAGCTGCCAGTGTTCAACAGGGGGCAGCATTTGATGAATTGGATATTCCTGCCCCCCGTTCTGATATTGATGTAGGAGCACAGCAAGCGATTTTAGCTGAAGCGAATGCTGAGATTGCTATTGAGGAAGCCAAGCTTAAAAGACTTGAAGAATTAAGACTTGCTGCTCTGGGTAGGGAAGCCAAAGAAGCTGAAAAAAATAAAGATGATCTTGCCAAGTTGTTAGCCAAACAAACAGCAGCGGAACTTGATGCTATTAATGCCAAGAAAAATCTTGATGAAGCTGCGGCGTTGGCTTCATTGGAACTTGCCAAGAGCACAGCAGATGAAATTCAAAAATTAGAAAAGGCTATATTAGATAAGTCACTTGCTGAAAGAAAAATCTCAGTTAAGGTATATTATGAAGGACTATTAGCTTTAGCCCTGACAAATCTTGATGCTGAAATTGCTATTGCTCAGCAAAAACGTGATGCCCAAGTTGAAATTAATACTCAAGCTGCTGAGGAATTAGCGCGGTCTGCAACTATTGCAGGATTAGAAGCCAACTCAGAAAACGAATTAAGAGCTATTGAAGCTGCTTTTGCAGCACAAGCATTAACACAAGAGTTGAATCAGGAAAAGGAATTACTTTCTTCTACCAATCATTTAATAGAATTGGGATTGCGGAGAGAACAACTTATTGCCCAAAATGCTGCGGCTTCTACCAAAGCAATAATAGCAGCGGGTACAAAGGCAGAAGCAGCACAGAAAAAAATTGATGATAAAGCACTGAAAGATCAGAAAGACTTATTTGCTAAACGGAAAGAAGCAATAGACTTTGCACGGGAACAAGAAATTGCGGGTGCAGAAAGGAGAGTAGAAACAGGTGAAGATTCTCAATTTGAATTGGGGGCTAATATTTTTGCTGCCAATCAACAAGCTATTGAAGACCTAACTTTATTGAATGAGGCTCAAATTAAATTTAATGAAACTGCCAAAGATGAAGGGGTAGCTTTAAGCATTCGTAATATTAAGGTAGAAATTGATGAACTTGGACAGGTAGGTAATGTTGTTTTTGAGAAATTAAAAACTAGTGCAGTCGAGGGTTTAACGGCTGCTTTTGGTTCTATTATCGATGGAACTAAATCTGCTAAGGACGCTTTTGCTGATTTTGCCAGAAGTTTTCTTGCCCAGATTGCCCAGATGATTATTCAGACTTTGATACTTAAGGCTATCAATGCTGCTTTTGGCACACCAACTCTAGCTAGTGGTGGGCCCGGTGGTGGTGCGGGTGGTGGTCTGTTTCAAGTCAAAAATGGAATGCTTGGTTTTGCGGGTGGTGGTAGAGTTCACGGAGGGGGAAGTTCAAAATCAGATTCTATCCCTGCAAGATTAAGTGATGGGGAATATGTCCATAATGCTGCGGCTGTACAAAAATACGGTTTGAATTTTATGGAAGCAATTAATAGATTGAAGTTGGATGTCAATACAAAAGGACTTCCAAATTTTGCAATTACCAGACCCCGCAGAATGAACTTTGCGGAAGGTGGTATTGTTAGTTCGGGTTCCCAAACTGCTGAATCTTCTGCCCAAGTATCTTCACTACGAATAATTAATGTTGATGGTGGTATGGAAGCTGCAAAAGAATTTGCGGTTAGTTCTGAAAATGAAGAAGTGATTATGAATATCATGCGAAGAAATAATACACAAGTTAGACAATATTTGAGGTAGTACCGAAATGCCAAACGTACAAAACATATTAGCCAACGATCACAAGGACTTGATGAACAGGGTTCGCCAGTTCATAACAGGCTATGGAACTTTTCCTACGCCGGGATTTGCGGGGGTAGGTGATGGAACCATAAGTGATGTGGCTTCTCCCCCACCTTCATTATCTGAGACTTGGACAATTCTATGTACGCTAGGGGGTGGCACAGGTGTTGGTATATTTTCGGTTACTGGTTCTGTATCTGGTGCTCAAGCTGATGCGACTGTAGGTGAGTTCTACGATGGTGCGGGTGGACTGTTTGAATTTCTGATAAAGGATGGGCCTATTGATTTTGTGATAGCTGATGTGTTCACTGTGGTTATTACCGTAGGGGATATGATCGGGCAAGAGTGGTTTCAAGATAGGTGGATTCCTGCCCCAAATGATATTCTTACAGGAACCAATTTCGACATCCCAACAAACATATTTAATGGTCTTTCAACTTCAACTACTACCGCAGTAAGGGCAGGACAGACTACCGCAATAGCTCAAGCTCAATTTGATGATGCTGTTGAATTTGATCAGTACACGATAAGCCCTCAAGGTGGTGGATTTGTCTTAGCCAATACTCCGCAGGATTGGACATTTGAATGGTCTGATGATCTGTCAGGGCCGTGGACTATTGAAGATACTCAGGTAGGTGTTGTTGCGTGGGTAAGTGGCGTACCACAGAGCTTTGCCTTGACTTCCCCCGGTAGGCATTTCAATTGGCGTTTGGTTATTACAGATAACAATGGTGGAGTTGATGTTGATCTAGGATTTTTGGAAGCACGGGTAACAGGGGATTTAGATAGTTTCTTAGCTGAAGGTCAACTTCTTGTTACTGGTCAAGGACTTGCTGCGGCTGATGTTATTCCTGTGGGCATGGCAATTACGGAAGACCCATTTGTTCCATATTTTAATTGGAGATTGCAGGGAGCAATAGCATTTGATGATAGTGCTGACTTTCAGAATCAACCGGGGGGAAGCCCTCAGAGTGGTGGTGCTTTTTATGTACTAGATGATGGTCTTGTCACATACTGGATTATTGCTACAGGCAGATATTTTATTGTAGTGACCAAGATAGGCTCGATCTATACATCAATGATGATGGGTTTTCATTTGCCTTATGGTGTTCCTTCTGAGTATGGATTCCCGCTGGTAATTGCGGGTAGTGGGCGTAATTTAACTGGCAACCCGTTTCATTTCACTCTGGTAGATAACCGTTTGAGGATGTTTGCAAATCCGGGTGCTAATGCTATGTTGATTCGTGACCCCGGTGGGGCATGGCTCTTTTTTACAAACTTTTTAAATTCGGGAACAAACGATTTTCAAGCTACTTTTAGGGTGATTGCACCTTATGCGGGTAATAACACCAATCAGACTAATCTTATGATGGATAAAGTTGTTGAGGCTATTGATGGTTCGTATCCATTGACCCCGCTTGTCATCTCTGAGTTTGAAAAGGAAGTGGGGGAAGTGGGGAAGAATGGGAATGCGTATGGCGAACTGGATGGTGTGTTTCATATATCTGGTTCAAATCAAACATCAGAAAATACGCTAACGATTGGGGGTGATGACTATATTGTTTTCCAAGACGTTTATCGATTAGCGTTCCACAATTTTATGGCAATTAGGTTAGACACATGAGTTACGAAACAGGTACGGCACTTAACGTTGATGATCTGCTTGGAAAGCTGAGTGTATTTGCTCAGGCAAATGGTTGGACAGAAAATAAGATTGTTGCAGGTAGTGGCAATGGGTCAAGCTCAGAATTGTATTTATCTAAGGGTATTACTTTTGTTATTTTCGATGCCCAATTAACTACGGGCAATAATCTTTATCATGGTGTTAGCCAACCATTAGATCATCCCCACATTGATATTTATGTGGCAACTGGTTTTGATGGTGGACAATCCGCAGCAGGTCAACCCGGAACTTCGGATTTCAAAGAAGTAAATTGGCTGCTACCAAATTTTACTGCCTACCATTTTTTCACTGACCCGACTAAAGAATATTTGCATATTGTGGTGGAAGTTATTGCTAATGAGTTCAGGCATATTCATGTTGGATTACTGGAAAAGATCGGTGCATACGATGGTGGGCAATATAATCAAAGTACCCGCCCTGATCAGAGTATTAATAATATAGATGAACCTGTAGACTTTCAGCACAGTTATCCTTGGACTAAGATAGGTAACAGTACAGGTAGCCATCAACTTATTCGCGTCAATATTGACGGAGTTGATTGGAAGTCAAGTCGATTCCAAGATACTACTCAAGCATGGACTCCTCCTTTGAGAATGTTAGCACAGGGCGAAGTGTTAGATAACCACTTTGATATGAAATTGTTTGATCAGGGGGATACCCAACCGAATCAGTTTAATTCAACAGTTGTCTTGTTCCCTATGCCTTGTTTTGTTTCTAGGAGTGCTACACAACGCTCACCCATAGGTAAGCCTTTTGATCTTAGAATGGCAAATATACAAAATATTACCCCGAGTTCATCTATTTTCTTTGGCGGGGATGAATGGCTAATCTTTCCGTTCGTTCAAAAGAAAGAACCTGCACAATTGGATGAATTGCCAAATTCAGGTTGGTTAGCGTTTGCCTATCTTAAGGTTCCATAATGGTTGATGTTGTACTCGACTCACCGATCTTCGAAAATCCATTTGCAGGTAATCAGGCAACGCTGCTCAGTGGACAGGATACTTTTCCTACCCCGATCTTTCTTGCAGATGAAGATATTTTTGGTGATTTAATTGATAACAGACCAGTAGAGTTAGCTTTTGTACTTGTTGATGGGCAACTTTGCCCGATGTTTGTTGTAGATTTTTATGAGCGAGTTCATATAACTCCAAGTGTGATTGCGTTGGGTAATCTGGTGAGCGCACAGATTAGGACGTTTGAAGTATGGAACGCATTTTTTACCAGTAACAATAATATTAGTTTGGTTGCTACGGGAGATACGACAGGTGTTATTCTGACTGAACCTGCTATACCCCCGACTTTATATGCCGCGCTAGAATCTAGAGAGTATCAAATTAGTGTGGGTCTGACTGGCCCTCCTGCAATTGATATTCTTTATACGTGGGTTTTCGATACAGAGACACGGACGCTTGAACTGACTGGTAACAGGGTAATAATATTCGCATTCTCTCCTGATTGGTCTGATGATGTAATTGAAAGATATGAATGGGCTACCCAGATAATTGAAGCTGATGATGGGGGAGAAAGAAGAAATAGGCTGAGAACTAATCCGCGCAGAAGTTT